AAGAGGCGGGCGACCTGGAGCAGTCCGTTGGTGCCGTGGACGCGGTGTTTAAGGGTTCAGCGGCACAGATGCATTCGTGGGCTGATTCGGCGTCTAGCGCGGTTGGTATCTCCAAGAATGAGTACAACAGCTTTGCATCGGTTCTTGGTTCGATGCTTAAGAACGCCGGTACGCCGATGACTGAGCTGGGTGGCAAGACGAATGACCTTATCAAGCTTGGTGCAGACCTCGCTTCAATGTATGGGGGCACTACGGCTGAGGCGATTGAGGCTATTTCGGCGGCGTTGCGCGGCGAAATGGACCCTATCGAACGCTACGGTATCAGTCTAAACGACGCGGCCTTGACTCAAGAGGGCCTTAGGCTTGGTATTCAGAAAACCGGCGGGGCTTTCGATACTCAGCAGAAGCAGCTTATTACGCAGTCACTCTTGTTCAAACAGAGCGCAGACGCGCAAGGTAATTTCGCGCGTGAGTCGGATACTTTTCAGCATAAGACTCAGGTTCTTAAAGCTCAATGGGCTGATTTATCAGCGACTATGGGTGAAGCGTTCCTGCCTATCGCGTCTGCTATTGTTGGGTTCATTGCGGGCCGGTTGTTGCCCGCGTTTGGCACCCTGGCTGGTGGTGTAAAGGCGTTCGTGGCGGCCTGGCAGGCGTTCGACGGCACGGTTACCAGTGACGGTTTCGCGGGCTGGATGGAACAGCTTGCGTTCGCCATGCGGAACCTGTATGAGAAGATAAAAGCCTATTTTATTGATAGCATTCTTCCTGTTCTTCGTGATGACGTTTACCCCATCATGCGGGACGTCGGTAAGGGTATCAAGGATGTTTTCGATGGGCTGGTGGGTATCCAGCCAGATGATAGTACTAACCAGTTCCTCCATGATTTGGGGGAGAACATTGGTAAGATTATCGGTTTCGTCGCTAACAACATTGATATTTGGGGGCCTTTCGCTGAGGGTATTCTTATTGCGGTTGGTGCGTTTAAGGCGTGGCAGTTGGCTATGGCTTTGGCGACCGCAACGACTACGGCCTGGCAGGCTATTACTGCTATTCAGACTACTACTATGTTCGGTCTTACGTTGGCGACGTGGGGCTGGATTGGTATTTTCGGTCTGATTATTGGTGCACTGATTCTTGCGTACAATAACTTGGATTGGTTCAAGGGTATTGTGGATGCGGTGTTTAATTTCATTAGCGACGTTATCCGTAATTTCGTGGACTGGTTCAATAACAATGTTGTACCGATTATTGTTGCTGGTTTGCAGGCCCTTGGCAATTTTTTCATGGGTTTGTGGAATGACTACGTTAAACCGGCGTGGGATTTCATTATGCAGCTTATCGGCGCTTTCATTGACTGGTTTGTTAATGTGTATGTGCCGCGTGTGCAAGAGGCTTTCCGCATTTATGGTGAGATTTTCCGTTGGTTGTATGAGAATATTATCCAGCCAGTGTTTAATGGTATCGCCACTTTTGTGAAGGCTGCTATTGAGGTTGTTGCCGCCGTTTTCACTTGGTTCTATGAAACTATTGTTATTCCGGTGTGGACGGGCATTAAAACCGCTATCGCAGTTGTTCTAGCGGTTCTTCTCACGCTGTGGGATGGGGTTGTTTGGGCTATTCAGAATGTTCTTGCGCCGGTGTTCGGCTGGCTCTACGAGAGCATTATTAAGCCCGTCTGGCAGGTGATTGTCGATGTGATTAAGGGTGTTATTGACTGGTTCATTAGCTACTACATCCCTGCTTTCCAGGCTAATATTCAGTTGCTCGGACAGTTCTTCACTTGGTTGTACGAGAATTGGGTTAAACCGGCGTGGAATTTGATTCAGGGCGCTATTCAGTTCCTTCTTGATTGGTGGAACAATACTTTTATTCCGGCGTGGAATTTCGCCATGAAAACATATGGTGAAATGTTCACCTGGCTGTATGAGAATGTTATTAAGCCCGTCTGGAATTGGATTCAATCGGCTATTCAAGCTGTGTTGGATTGGTGGAATAATGTTCTGGTTCCCGCGTGGAACACGGCGCTAAGGATATACGGCGACGCGTTCCGGTGGGTTTATGATAATGTCATTAAGCCGGTCTGGGATAGTATTCAGCGGGTTATTCAGTCTGTTATTGACTGGTGGAATGCGTATATTAAACCGGCGTGGGATTTAGCCCTCAAGGTGTTTGGTGATGCGTTCCGCTGGCTTTATGACAATTTCATTAATCCGGTGTGGACGCAAATCCGCAATGCGATTGATGCGGTTTATAACTGGTTCCAGAGTAATATTCTTCCAGCGTTTAACGCGGCGATTGACACGCTCGGTAAATCCTTCCGTTATCTTTTCGATAATTGGATTAAACCGGCGTGGGATTCTATCTCGAACGTCATTAAAACCGGCTGGGAACAGTGGATTAAGCCCGTATTCGATACCCTGACTGATTGGGTGACGAATAAGATACCGCGTGCTTTCGATAACGCCGTTAAGGCTATTGAAAACGCCTGGAAGGCTATCCAGGATGTTGTTAAGGCCCCTGTGAAGTTTGTTTTGCAGACGGTTGTGAATGATGGTTTTATCCGTCATTTCAATGACCTTGCGGATAAGTTCCACATTGATAAGCTGCCTACGATTGACCTTTCGGGTTGGGCGACTGGTGGTTGGACTGGGCCGGGTGACAAGTATCAGCCGGCGGGTATTGTTCACGCCGATGAGTTCGTGGTGAAGAAGTCTTCACGGCGGCGGTTTGAGCAAGAGAACCCCGGCGTGCTCGACTACATTAACCGCACCGGTAAGCTACCACGCGGTATGGGCGGTTACGCCGATGGCGGGCTGGTTTCTGCTGTTGGCGGGGCTGTGCTTAGCGGCGACCTGTGGAAGGCCGGTAAAGAGTTTGTTGGCTCGGCGGCGGGCAAGGTTCTTGATACTGTGATTGAGCCGTTGAAGGGTGTTATTGACAGTATTACGACTAAGTTCCTTGGTTTCCCTGGTGAGCTGATGCGCGGCGGTGCGTTTACGATTATTGACGGCGCGGCTAATTGGGTGAAGGATACTCTTAAGGGTAAGAATGAGTCTGGTGGTAGCGCGGTTCCTGTTGCGGATTCTAACGGCGGCGTGATGCGTTGGCGGGATACGGTTGTGCAGGCGCTCGGTATCGCTGGTTTGCCCACGTCAGAGCCTTATGTGAATGCCTGGTTGTCTCAGATTCAGTCTGAGTCGAACGGCGACCCGAACGTTACTCAGAGTGGGTATGTGGACATTAACACGATTACTGGTGACCTTGCTATGGGTCTGGTGCAGGTGATTGGTTCTACGTTCGCGGCGTTCCGTGACCCGTCGCTACCGAACAACAGGTTAGACCCGTTGGCGAACTTGGTTGCCGGCATGAGGTACGCGAAAGCCCGCTATGGCTACTCGGATATGCTCGGTGTTATCGGGCATGGGCACGGGTACCACGACGGGGGGCGTGTCAAGCCCTATCTGTTTGACAAGGGCGGGGTTATCCGTAAGGGTGTGCAGGTTATCGACCACCAACGTAAAGACCCAGATTATGTTCTTACATCCTCTCAGTGGGAGAAGATGTACCGGATTGCTGAGAACAGCGGCAAGATACAGAATCGGGGTATTACGATTGGTACCGTCCAAGGCTATAGCGCTGAGGAAGTGGCCCGTGAGATTGAGCGCCGCCGTAGGCAGGAAGAGGCACTAGCATATGGCTAATAAAGCACCAATTGTCCGTCTAGTCGACCCGGCGGGCGATGAAGAGCCTATCATCCTGTTCTCTAACGGCCAAACCCCTTACACCCTTCTTGAGGGTGTTGAGGGGTTTGGCATCCCAGAGTTTGATTACAAAACCTCAGAGCACCCCGGCGGGGTCGGTTCGGTGTTGCAGGGCACCCGCGTCAAGGAGCGTGAAATTTATCTACCGCTCCATATCCAGGGGGCGGACCAAGGAGAAGTGATGCGGTCATGGGCCGCGTTGCAGAGGCTGGTTCGCCCCGGCGCGGGCGGGTGCATCCTGGAGATAACCCCGGAATATAAGGACACTCGGCGTATACCCGTCCTTTATAAAGAGGGTTTGCAGGGTAACTTTGGTTCGTCTTATCGCAAGTATTGGTACACGTTCGGTCTGAAGTTCGTGGCTCTTTCGCCGTATTGGCAGGGGTATCCTGAGGTTTTTGTGTGGCAGACACAGACCAATTCCAAGCCGTTCATTTCGGGTGGTGAGCAGGTGAAGACGCACAAGTTTTTCCCGGTTATTCTGGATGCGTCGGCGGTTGCTACGGGTAAGCGCGTGATGATTTACTCGGACAGGCCGGTTTCGCCGGTTTGGTCTGTGCACGGCCCTATCACTGACTTGAAAATTCAGGATGATAACAATAACATGCTTGGTTTCTCTGGTTCTATCGCGCCGGGGGATTCACTCACGATTGACACGGGCAATTACGGCTTGTCGTATGTTCGTGGTGGGGTTATTCAGCCGTCGGAGGATAGCCTTTATGCCCGGCTGGGTGAGGGGTCTGAGATGTTCCAGTTACCGCCGGGTGAGTCTAGTATTCGGGTCTCTGGTTCGGGTATGACCGCTAATTCTCGCATTGAGTTGTCTTACACGCCGCTTTATTTGAGTGGGTATGAGGGGTAGGCCGTTGTGATTTCTACTTTTTTGCGTGACCCGTCTAAGAACCTGTCTAGGCAGGTGCGTTTTACGAAGTTCGCGGCGGTTTTCCGTCTGAACACGCCCACCACTTTTACGGGTACGCTTGACCCGTTTTCGGAGCGGTTTTTTGACCGCATATCCCCGGCGTGGGGACTGGTCGGCCGTGATACTGGGATTGAGTTTGCGGGGGATTTCACGAAAATCCACCGTAAGAGTGAAAAAGGTATCACGGAGTGGGTGCTTACCGGCGTCGGTGACTTGCAGACCCTCGCAGACCGGGTAACGTACCCCAATCCGG